CTACTCATTCACTCTACACCCTTTATAATGCAAAGACCATGCCAGTTTATAGTTTATGAGTTAAGTTATTGAAACTGCTAAGTTTATTAGTTTATGAGTCCTATTGTACCATATATGAGGTGTGTAATTCTTACACAGTACAGAACTTATAAAGTGCATAAGTTGTTGAGTTTATGGGGATATTCAGACTGTGTAATTCTTATACAGTGTGTAACTTTTACACAGTGCCACAGTGTAGGATTACAATGTCCTTCTTTGTGGTATACTACAGCGTGGTATAGGGGCATACTACTTTGTGGTATACTACAGCGTGGTATAGGGGGTGGTGGGGTGAGGGGGTGCCCCTACCTGCCTCTATCTATGAAACGGCCACCGCTATACACCTCATAAAAAAATTAGGATTTCCAAATTTTGGAATACAGAAACCACTTTCCAAGATTTGGAATACCAATCTATTACACTTTTACAGACCTTCCAGGATATGGAACACTTTTCTTTGACTTCTTTTGATATAGAAGGTATAGTTCTTGTATGGAACAATACCCCCTACAAAAAACGTCGTACCTTGAGCAGCTCCTGAGGCTGCGGTACGAAATCTTAGGTGAGACCTTCGAGGCTCTGGCGGCAAGTCATGGCCTGGTAGCCTCCGTGATCCGCCAACTTGCGACCCGTGAGGGGTGGAAGCAGCGTTTCCCTGCGATCAAGTCACCTTCTGAAAAAAATTCAGATGGGTATGAGGAGCTGGTACGTTCAAGACTTGCAATCTTCAATGCTGCTAAAGACTTATTGTTGGCAGGGCACATTGCTTATGCAGAGGGTCGCATATTTGAAAAAGTGACAGAAATTCTCGGAGACGAAGAGTGTAACAATCTTAGAGGGATGACTATGGCACTTGCCTTGATAAAGAGTATCCAAGGGTCACTTGCAAAGAAAGAAGCCCAAGACGCAGGACTTCCGCTCTTTGTTCTGAAAGACATGTCAGGTACAAAAAAATGAGATTCGCCTTCATAGTAACCCTGATGTTGCTGATACACGGATGCGTTCAGAGTCCTCAACCAGCCCCAGCACCAATGCCGAGCTGCCCACCCGCTTGCGTCGCAGGAGACCGATAATGAAAGCCCCCCTGGTTGTCGTCCTCTTGCTATCCTCTTGTAGCCCTGCGTATGCGTTTACTGTAAGACCAGAAGATCGCAAAGCTGAGTTAGTGGCGTTGGAAGTACACTTAGAGGTAACTCAGAATGTTCTAAAAGAGCTAAGAACAACCTTGGAAACTACTAACACCACGCTACAGGGAGTGGGTCTAACTCTAACGACGATACAGAATAACATTGACAGGCACACAGAGAGAATAGAAAGACTCGAACAGACTGTCACGAAACAAGGTGGTGTTGTAGCTGCTCTTGAAGACGAAAAAAAAAAATTAAATAACCTACTAACTTTCTTATGCTACCTATCTACTGCCGTGGTAGTTGTACTGGGGTTCTGTAAGAGGTCACACATAAGATCAACTATAGTTGGGCCTAAGAAATGATGTACAAAGACCTTTCACCATCCCTTCGTCAACAGATGCACTTTAACTCTGATCTGTCTCCAGCAGAGCGCAAGTTAAAGTATGAGAAGATGTCACGCTCCCCTTTTGCGTTCTACCGAGGGAGCAACTTTGCATTCTGGGCAGAGTTCTTTGACCCAACGACACCCCAAGAGACCATCACCTGGATAGGCGGAGATCAGCATCCAGCGAACTTTGGCACCTATACTCTCCCAGATGGTCGGATCGTGTTTGGTCTGAATGACTGTGATGACGCAGTGAAGGCTGACTTCAGATATGACCTGCTGCGCATGTCCACGGGTATTCACTTGGTTGCTAAGGCCAATGGACTTTCAATGAGAGACGGGTACCGTGCTTCACTGGAGTTCGTCAGAGCTTATACTAAGCAGCTTGAACTCTTGAAGCGTAAGCCCTTCAAAGCCAGTTCAGTGACTCTGGTGAACAGCGCACCCTCGCCTCTTTCTCTCTGGATGAAGTCTCTCAGAGCACATTATCCTTGGTCTAAGAATGGACGGTTCATCAGTGCCCCTAAGAAGTTCTCACCTGTAAACTATGATGAGTTTGATATTATTGAGTCTGCTGTTGGCCCAAAAATTAACAGCCGTGTGGTGGACATTGTAAGAAGAATAGGTATGGGAACCGGTAGTTTAGGCGTTGAGCGGTTCTTTCTTCTTGCTAATGATGGAGTAGTCTGGGACATTAAGGAGACAAACTCAGCAACGGCACATGGGTTCCTTGAAGACAAAGACTCACAGTCCAACGCCGAACGTGCCGCAACCGCAATCAAAAACCTGATAGGGCACAAGCTAGCCTTTGCGGTGACGGTAGAAGTCCCTAAAGTATCAGGGACGAAGATCACCTACAAGACATTACACCTCCTGGTTAAACAGTATGACCAGATGAAGGCATCTTACCCTCTCACTCCAGAGGAGTTGGAGAAGGGTGGATCACGCCTCTCCCTGGGTAAGACTAAGAACCTTCGGGCTATGTGTCGAGTGTGGGGCGATGAGCTGGCGAGAGCGCATGTACGGGCCATGCAGAAAGACTCTTCCATCAACCCTAATTTTGTGCAAGATGCTCTCATCCTTTGTGGCGACAAGATCAGGTTTGCTTCAGTGATCTCAAACCGGGGGTACAGTTTTGCCAAGAAGACCTTCTCTGATTACCGCGAGTTTGTATCCGCACACCAGAGGGGGTTGTTATGAACTACCTGATCCTCCTACTTCTCTTAGCCCTTTCAGGCTGCACTAACAAAGCATACTATGAGCAGCAGCCTGACTTAGCTCGGCAGACCACCGCGAACACCATAGCCGCTGGTGAAGCCCTGAGCCAGATAGCTGCTCACATGTTCCCTACGGTTCAACCCAACCACAGGTTTTTTGTCCCCCCTCCGCCTGAGACAGTGGGGAAGGTTGATGTTGATAAGGAGGGGTCTTTTGACATCCAGATTCAACCTCCCACTGTGGTCAACACCGGCGCGGCTGATGCGCTGCAAGCAGTGCTGGTGGCGCAGGAGCGCACCCGGCAGGTGGCAGCCTTCACAGCATTGGTGGAGAAGGTGCTGCTGCGGCCCCAGCATCAGGTCGCTGATCCGTTCAGCGGCGAGAAGGTGCTGACTGAGGCCATTAAAGCCGCCGTGCCCATTGCTGCCATAGGCGCGATGGCGAGCACGATGAAAGAGGGCCTGCGATCTGCCACCGGGCCAGTCACGGCAACTGTCTCAGGCGGCTCCTCTCTGGCTACCGAGACCGGCACAGCCAAGGGGGAAGCACCTACCACGACAACGACTACTTCAACCTCAACTGAGCTTGCTAAGTGAGGTTTGAGCTTCTAACACACCCACAAGGCCCGGTACTCGCAGCATTCCGGGCATGTGAGGCGCAGCGTAAGTTTATTATGGGGCCTGTTGGGTCTGGTAAGACTAACGAGTGCATCCAGAATGTGATGTTTAAGATCATCACTCAAGAGTCTTATAAGGGTGTGCGAAGATCAAGATGGATGGCTGTGCGTAACACGTACAGTGACTTGAAGACTACAACAATAAAAGACTGGCTGGCGATATTTGGAGACTTAGGAGAATTTAAGAAGGGCGGTTCAGAACCCCCTTACCAAACTTTAAAATTTAAGCTGGAAGATGGAACAAGGGTTGAATCAGAGATAATTTTTATCGCTCTTGATAGACCAGAGTCCATAAAAAAGTTGAAGGGCACAAATATCACAGGTTTCTGGTTAAATGAGGCTTGTGAGCTTGCTAAAGAAGTCATTGATGATGCAGACTTACGGGCTGGCCGGTATCCACACCCTTGGGAAGGTGGAGCTTCTTGGAGAGGGCTGATAGGTGACACAAATCCCCCTGACACCGAGTCGTGGTACTACGACTATGCTGAAGTCAGTAAACCCAAAGGATGGGCGTTCTTCCGTCAACCCGGTGGGCTTATGCGCGAAATGCGGACTCTCGATGACGGGAGGCAGGAGTGGACTGGCAAGTGGATACCAGACCCCGGAGCTGAGAATCTGCAAAACTTGCCGGAAGGGTACTACGACCGAGGGCAGGCCGGAAAGTCTAACTTCTACATCGCTAACAGACTAGCGAATGAGTATGGAAAAGTGTTCTCAGGACGACCTGTATATCTGGAACAGTGGAACTCACTGCTCCACGTGGATGACAAAATAGAGTTCATCGAAGACAGACCTCTTGTTATCGGCTTGGACTTTGGTTTGACTCCATCTGCTATTATAGGTCAAGAGACCGTTCGGGGCAGAATCATCATCCTGGATGAACTCGTATCAGAAGGCAAGGGCATTAACCAGTTTGTAACTGAAGACTTGATGCCTTTATTGAATCAGAGGTACCGGGGTGCTTCTGAAATGGTCTTCATTGGAGACCCTGCGGGAGACCAGAGAGAGCAGACTGATGAGAACACAGTCTTCAAGGAGTTGGCCCTCCTGGGTATAGATGCTCTTGCTGCTAACACCAACGACACTTTAATCCGTTGGGAGGCTGTGAGGTGGTATCTACAGCAACTCCGGGATGGTAAGCCAGCGTTTGCAGTACACCCAAGGTGCCAAGTCCTGATTAAAGGTTTTGAAGGCGGGTACCAGTTTAAGACTATTACTGCATCAGGCTCTTCATTTCGTTATAATGAGCAGGCTGAGAAGAATAAGTATTCGCACCCCCATGACGCAGGACAGTATCTTGCAATGTACTTTAGGGGCCTCTTCCTGGCTCCCAAGTCAACGTTCACTCGGAAAAAGTCAACTCGGCGATCAGCATGGGCTTAAACAAAGAAAAAACTGCTGACGAACTCATTGCTTGGGTCGCTGAAGCTGTCAACATCCATCAGGTCTGGCGCAAGGAAAGTTGGGAGGACTATGAGTTTCGTGATGGAGTTCAATGGAGTGAAGAAGAGAAGGATACCCTCATAAATGAGAAAAATATCCAGCCTTTAACCATTAACCGTATCACGCCTATTATAAAGTTTATTCATGGCTGGTTCATCCTGAACCAGAGAGATTACAGCGTAAAAGGTAGAACAAAAGAAGATGTAGAACTTGGTCAGGTGATGTCCGAAGCCCTGATGTTTATCAGGGATCAGAACAAAGGGATACAGAAGATTTCCAATGCTTTCTTGGAACAAATAATCACTGGTATAGGTTGTACCAAGGTCTTTTATAACAGTGATCCAAGAAAAGAGAAGGTGAGTTTTACAAGAATCAATTGGCATGACATCTGGTGGGATCCATTTTCGACCCCTTGGTTCGATTCTGAAACGGCACGGTATGCTTTCACAGCACCTTGGAAAGACCTTGATGTATTTTGCAGCTTTTTCCCTGATAAAGCTCAAGAGATCAAAGAGCAGTTTGATGCAGCCACATCGGATTCTCTGGGTAGTATTAGCATGGATGAAAGTGCTTCAGTCGAAGACTTTAAGAGACAACTTTCTTCTATGGGTTATTGGACTGATACTGAAAGAAAGCGTATTAGACCAGTTGAGATGTGGTACCCTGTTTTCGACGAACGATTGTTCTTGAAGATGCGTAATGGCCGGATACTCGATCTTGAGGACATGTCAGGCCAAGACCGTTTTGAAGCACTGCGGTATTCTAAGGAGTTGATAACTGCCACAGTTCGTAAGATGCGAGTGGCTGTTTTGTTCAACAATATGAAGGTTTATGACATCCCTTCGCCGTTGCCCTTTGATGATTTTCCGTTTTCAACCTTTGTTGCTTACACGGATCGCTTTGGTTTACCATTTGGGGTGCCCAGAGAACTCACTGACCTGAGTAAAGAGCTAAACAAGAGACGTTCTGTAGCTCTTGCCCGTGCTGATGACTTTAGGATGTTCACGGAAAAAGGGGCTGTTGAAGACCTCGATACCGCGTATTCTGAGGCCAATAGGTCAAGGGGTCACATAATTCTTACTCCCGGTAAAATGGGAAAGGTTGTTATCGAAGACTTGAAAGACCTTGCTAGCACCCAGATGGCTTTGGCCCAGCAGACCAGACAAGAGATCAATGAAGTTTCAGGAACTCTCGATGAGAGCATGGCGATCCCTGATCAAGTGCAAAGTGAAGGTGCGTTACAAGAGAAAAAAGGGTTACAGAATATAAAGTTAGCGAGCCTGTTCCAGAATGCTGATTTAGCTATAAAGGATTTAGGCACAAAGCTATGCTCTATGATCCAGGATTCCTGGACAGAAGAGAAGACTTTTAGAGTCACTGACAGAATGACCGGAGTTGATGCTTTCGTTAAGATCAATCAGAGTGTAGTTGGCCCGAATGGAGAGACCATCCAGGTCAAGAACAATATCGCTGAATCCACTTTTGACATTGTTGTTACTACCTCTCAGGTCACAGACACTCAGAGGGATAAAACCCTTGACTTGATCTTCAGTGCTCTGAATAAGGCACCACCTGAAGCGATAGCCCCCCTCCTCAACCTGGGTCTGGCTATGTCAGACATCCCAGATAAGGGTGAATGGCTTGAGCAGATCATGAATGCCACTGGGATGGAAAAACACCCTGACGGCATGAGCAAGGAAGACAAAGACGCAGCGAAACTGGAGAAGGCGAAGGCTGCTCAACAGCAACAAGAGTTCGACCGGAATCTTGCGATTCAGACTCAAACAGTTGCGAACCAAGAGAAAGCGGCGAACACTGAGAAGTTGAGAGCTGAAGCCCTCGCTACTCTTAAAGAGGCAGACCGGAAGAAGGACGAACTTGTTCTGGAACAATTCAAAGTAGGACAGGAGGCCGCTAAAAACCTTGGACAAGAGAGAGGAAGCAAAGTTTAAAAGGGATCGTGAGAGATTCTTCAAGGGCCATCAGCCTGTCCCAAATGGGAAGAACCCAGTGTTCTGGAACATGAAGCAGACTGAAGAGATGAGAAGCAGTTACAGTAGTAACTTTGAAAGGATTTTCAATTCGTCAGGGCGACGTAAAACCAATAACTCGTCAGTTGACACGTCAGTCAACACCGGAGCAAGTCATGAGTGAAACTACGTCAGTTGACACGTCAGTCAATAGCGCATTAGATGACCATTTTGCCAGCATGGGCCTAGTTTCCGTTTCTGAAGCGGACTTAGGAAAAGAAGCTGAACCCGAAGAGCCTTCTGAGATTGAAGACACGGATGACTCAGAGCCGTTAGAGGACGAGGACAAAGCTGAAGAGACTGAGGTGCCTGAAGAGGAGACAACCGAAGAACCAGAAGAGGGAAAAGCCGCTGAAGAAGAGCCAGAGGGAGACTCAACAAAGCCCCCTAAAGGTTATGTCCCGCTGCAAGCTCTGCACGAGGCTCGCACGAGGGCTTCGGGTCTTCAGGCCGAAGTAACCCAATTGAAAGCCAAGCTCTACGAGGCCACCAAGCCGAAAAAAGTCGAACCCCCTCTGGTTACTGAGACAGAGGTGTCTAAGTTCAAAGACTTTAAAGTCCTAAGTAAAGCTGAAGCTGCGGCTTTAATGGAGGACAACGTGACGGCAGGGTTGGAGTATGTGGAGAAGTTGCATGAATACATGGACTACTCTTCAAGGCTGGCAAAGCAGCAAGTACTTGATGCCTCTGCAAAAGCTAAGGAAGCACAGGAGGAGGCTGAATTAGCAAAGGTGGTGGACTACGTTAGTGCCGAATGTGAGCGTTTAATCCCCGGTATCTTTGCAGAAGATCGTACAGTCTCTAATGACTGGGCGGATTTTGCGGAATCTAAGGGTTTCAGTGAAGAACTCTTTCCATTGTTGAGTCCTACCACCTTGGTCTCACCTGTAGGAAAAGAGCCTTTCAGAGTCGGCAAAAATGCTGTTGGTCTGCTGAAGATGATCATAGAGTTGCGGAAAGCTCCGAGTAAGGATGACCTGAAGAAGCAGATCAGGACTGAGCTAACCAAGGAGTTAAAGGCTGAGTTGGGTAACAAGGCTGTCGCTGACATCAAGTCAAAGAAAGCCGCGAAGCCCCAGATGCAAGACATCCCCGATGCCGCAAAGAGCACACCTAAGTTGGTTGTGCTCAGTGACAAGGCATACGAGAAACTAAGTGAACAAGACAAACAGAGGTATCTCATGGGTACCTTATATGGAGGATAAGTAAATGGCAACATCAACTAATTTCGCACTCAATGATCCATTGGCAGTGCGTCTCTGGAGTCAATCTCTGTCCTTGGAAGCTGTCAAGGATATGTACTTCTCCAAGTTTATCGGGGAGAGCCTTGATTCTATGCTGGTGCTCAAGACCGATTCGGCCAAAGGAGCTTGTGAGAGCATCACTGTTGGGCTTCGCATGAAGCTGACCAAACCGGGTGTTGAAGGTGATGCTGACATTGACGCAGGTACTAACGGCCGAGAAGGGATGACTTTCTTTGACGATAGAATTGGCATAGACACTCTTTCTATGGGTACATCGTCTGCTGGCAAGATGTCTGAACAGCGTGTGCCATATAACATCCGTAAGCAAGGTATGGATGCCCTTCGGATATGGTGGTCAGAGATGTTCGATGAGCTGATCATGTACTCCCTGGCAGGTGCACGTGGTGTTACGACTTCAGGGATGCTTCAGCCAGTGACTTTTACTGGTCGTGCTGAAAACCCCCTCACTCCACCTGATGCGGCCCATCTTGCATACGGTGGCAATGCCACTGGCAAAATTGATATTGATACCAGTGACAAGCCTTCTCTCATGAGTATCGAGAAGTTGCGCACTAAAGCTGGTTTGGTGGCTCCAACACTCACGCCCTTTAAGGTTGGTGGCTCCAGCAAGTATGTGTACCTGGTTCACCCAATTCAGGCGTACTTAATGCGGACGAGCACGACTGAGAATGACTGGCTGAAGGTGCATTTAGCTACCGACTCAGGTCTGGGCAAACAAGCTATGATGTACTCTGGGGCGATGGGTGAGTACGCAGACGCAATTATCCATGAGAGCCGCAACGTGGTGCAGTTCGATGACTATGGTGCAGCCGGAAACCTTCCAGCAGCCCGTGCTCTCTTCTTGGGTGCTCAGTCTGGTTTGGTAGCATACGGTCGAGATGGTGGCCCCTCTAACATCAAGTGGCATGAGGAGCTGAAGAACGGTGGCAAGCAGTTGTTCATAAGCACTTACGCCATCTTTGGTACCAAACAGTCTCGGTTCAACAATAAGACTTTTGGTCTTATTGCTGAAGACTCTTACTGCCCGTTGACGGTATAAACCTTTGAAGGTGTGCGCTGTAATGGCGCACACCAGGAGATCATGACATGAAGTTGAAGTATATCGGAAATAGACCTGAGTCCATGAGTTGCGTCTCTCACCCTCGTCTTGAGAAAGGCCCCTACAACTTCGTGAAGCGGGTCTGCGAGGTGGATGCCAAGGATGCTGCTTTCCTTCTGGAGCAGAATCCACGGTCTTTTGAGGTCACTAACGAGGCTGTACCACCAGAGAAGACTGTACCGCCGACCACTGTACCACCAGAGAAGACTGTACCGCCGACCACTGTACCACCAGAGACCAAGTAGGAGGGGGAAATGAAACCTAAAACACTGCATAACTCTGATGTGTCTGGTGCGCGTACCAATGTGCGTGACATTTCTATTGTCGGGAACGGAGATAGTTTCGCATTGCTGTTCAAGGCTTCGTCTAAAGAAGAGGGCTGGATGAAAAGCACTAAGGCAATGGAGGTACCCGGAGTTGGGTGTGTAGTACAGGTCACTACACAGCAAACAAACCCTGATGGAAGTTACTCCCTGGCTGAGGCTATCACATTCGTTCCAGGAGTTCGTTTGTCAGAAGACACCAATAGTGGTCGGAAACTAGTTGGCATCCCAGCATAGTGTTGGCTTAAACCAAGTAGGAGGGGGAGATGGTTACATTTGAGGACATCAAGAACGGTATTATCAAGTCACTACAGGACAGCAGTGTTGCTGTTTCCACTATCGAGAGCTTGATAAACTCAGGAGTGCAGTTCGTTTCTGAACGTGTAAGGCTACCAGCTCTTGATGTATCCGGGAGTGTCAGTATCACTTCCAACGCTAATTTTGTAACCATCCCTTCCGCATGGAATTATCAGAGGGGCCTCTATGATGCCATTTCAGGAGATAAACAGGTCTTAACTGTTTACCCCTCAATAATGTCCTTACGGCGCACCATCGGAGACACCTCTGAGATTCAAGTAGGTCAGACACAAGCTATCGCAGTAGTCGGCGGCAAGTTACATTACTACAAATCCTCTGACACCACCCTGAATTGCCGATTCTTTTGTAACCCTCCCCCCTTGGTTAGTGATACAGATGAGTTGACGTGTATCCCCGGTGGACATGCAAAGATACTTATTGAAAGCTATGTTCTGGCGTACTTATTTGCTCTCAGTGAAGATGGTGTCGAAGGGCCGAAGACAAATACCAGATTTCATCAGTTGATGTTTGAAAGGTATATTGAACAACTGGACATTTCAATCGAGAGTGGTCAACCTGCACCAGAACAAGTGCGTTACCCTTTTTGGAAAATATAAATGCAATTACCTGTC